TATTTCGGTCTAACAACTACCTACGATATCGATATAAAAATATCGATTGACTTTTCCCCTATGTCCTGTTATAATAGTATTAGCGCAAGGCTCGGAATTGATATTGAGAAGTTGTGACGCGCTGGGGCGTCAAGGATTGAGTTCCTCCCAGGTGTTACGGGTTGACACCCGCCGCTTCCTGTTCCGTTTCTTGCGCCCTTTTTTTATAAAGTGGTGATGTATTTTGTCAATGTATTGGGATATAAATAAAATATTACCATATCAGCGTAATTTTAATTTAATCAATGGTGAGCGTTCTATCGGTAAAACATATACAACTCAGAAATGGGTTGTAAATCGTTGTTTAGAGAAACACCAGCAATTCATTTATCTTGTACGTACCCAGCAGGAAAAGAAAGACGGTGTGTTAGAACGTGCCTTTGAAAAGGTAATGGACAAGGAATTCCCCGGCGTGAAATGCACATATACCTTTGAAGAAATGTCCATTGATGGTGAATTAGTCGGCTTTTGTATCGCCCTATCTGAATCCCAGAAAATTAAGAAACGTTCTTTCCCTAATGTCTATTATATGATTTTCGACGAATATATGATAGAAGATGGTTCCCGCTCTGCTTATGTATCCGGTTGGAAAGAGCCGGACTTATTGCTTTCCATCTATCACACAGTAGACCGAGAGGAAGATAGAGTAAAGGTTTTTATGCTCGGCAATAATACAAGCTTTTACAATCCCTATCACCTCCATCCTGCTTTTAATGTGCAACCTATTAAGCAGGGCCAAATATGGACAAGCGAAAATGTACTTTATCAATGGGCAGAGGGCTCTCCCGAATTAAAGAACAGGCGTGCCACTACCAAGTTCGGGAAGATGATACAGAATACCCGATATGGTGATTATGCGTCTAGCGGCAAGTTCATTGAAGATAATTCAGACTTTATCGCCGTCCACGATGGGCACGCCACGTATCAATTTACAATAGTATGCGGCGGGATTCAGTATGGCGTATTTCTTGACCAAAATAAGGGCCTTGTGTATATCAGCGATAAGGTAGACCCCTCTTGCCCCTTTATTTACGCTTTAACCCTGGACGACCATAGCGAAAACGTGCTACTAACTAAAGGAAAGCCGGGCGCTTTGGAGTGGTTCAGTAAGTGTATCAAGATAGGCGTGATTCGCTATGAAAACATGTATATAAAGAAATTGACAGAACAGGAGATATATAAACTATTATGAACACAGGTGCCAACCTTAAAAATATGCGTGAATGTTTGGGCATTACCCAGAAAGAGCTTGCTCAACGCTCGTGTCTTAATTTACGCACAATTCAGAATTATGAGCAGGGTGTAAACGATATAGGTAAAGCTTCCTTTAATAAGCTCATCAAAATAGCGCTTGCGTTAGAGTGCAATGTAGAGGATATTCTACCGCCCTGCCCCGTGTTTAAAAATTATTTTGAGAAAAGGCTTGACAATTCCATCAGAAAGTAGTACACTTATAAGCGTAGAGAAGAAATATTCCGGATTCTCTAAAAACTCGATAAAGAAAGGAAAAAGAAAATGATTATCAAAGTACCAACTTCCCGTGTTACGATGGGCACCAAGCAAGACAACACCATTGTGGACTTGCATGATGAATTTGTCATTGGGCGCATTTCTCTGCCCAAGGCAAAGGAAATGTTCCCCGATTTTTCCGTGGTGAACATTGACCGCTCTTTTGTTGCCTATGATGTGGACGAAAACGCTCTTGCTCAGTTCTTGAGCGAGCACACCACGCAGGTGGCAGAGTAAATTTCAACTAGTGGAGGTACAAGAAAATGGATAACGCAATCACTCTTTACAATGCAGTAGAAAACGAGATGGGCCAGCCCTATTGCTCCATGCAGGTAACGGACGAAAAAACTGCTTCCATGCTGTTTAAGGCCATGAATAACCCGGATGAATCCCTTGCTAATCATATCAACGAGAACCTGGATATTACCAATATTTTTATTCAGCCCGTTGATATGCCTAATCAGGAAACCGGGGAAGTTATGTCACAGCCCCGCATTGTGCTTTTTGATAAGGGCGGGAAAACCTACGTTTCTATTTCCAAGGGTATTTATAATGCCCTCAAGAATATGTGTGCCATTGTGGGCACACCCGAGACATGGAAAGCCCCCGTTACCATTAAAGTAACACAGCGCCAGGTGAAAGAACGCCGTATGTTGTCTTTTGACGTTGTTTCCTGGAACGGCAATCTTGGTTAAAACCAAGCAACTTTAACAGGCCGTATAGGCCTTATGCGTAGTTTACAAGCTACAAACTTTTTCAATATCTATCCCGGAAAATGGGGAGGGGAATAGCGGCCCCTCCCCTTTTCCGCTATTTTCTGGGAGGTGTGCCAAATGGCAAAGAAAAAACCGCTCTTTAAAACGTACACGGAACAGGATGATAAACGATTAAAAACCCTAGTTTCAGACTTTAACAAGAAACGCAATTTAATGCAAAAGCAACTAGGTTTTCAGCCACCAAAACTCAAGTATTCCGATTTGCGGGAAACAGTTTCAAGCCGTGCAGAATATAATAGAGTTATGAACGTGTATGGGCGGTATTTGCGCCCAGGTGCGGAGCGTATCCATACGAATTCAAGTGGTATTAAGTTTACCATGTGGGAACGCAATGAGAACCGGTATGCCCTTATGAGAATTAACAACCGTAGAGCTAAAAGGCTTGAGGAATTGCAAGTAAAATTTGACCCCCAGCAAATGGGGAGAATGGAACATTTAAATTTAAAGCCCGCCAAAAACTGGACAGAAACGTATACAGATAGCAGTAATTTTAACAAGTATTTCCGTTCCCTTCAACACCAGGCCAACGTGGATTATTGGAAACGTGGGGAGGAAACTTACAAGAAAAATTATCTTAGGGCGTTCGAACAGGAGTTTAAAGGCACAAAGGGATATAAAGAAGCCCGTTCTTTTCTTCTCAAATTAGACCCTAAATTTATGGTAGAAAGCACAGCGAAAAACAGCCGTTTAACATTGCATTTTGTGTATGGCTATGAAGACAAGCAAATGCGTCTTGCGGCGATTACTGAACAATGGAAAGAAGTTACTAAAACTAGTAAAGGAACACGCACAAAGACTACAACCAGGAAGCGTAAGCTATGAGCGCACAAAGAAAAGGCGTAACAATATGCGCCGATTTTGAAACTACCACAACGGAAGAAGATTGCCGGGTGTGGGCTTGTGGTTTATATTACATGGATAGTAAAAAGTTTGAATGCGGAAATAGTATTGAATGGTTTTTTGATAAAGTTTCGGATTTAGGCGATTGCACTATTTATTTTCATAACTTAAAATTTGATGGCACATTTATTATAGATTGGCTTTTTCGGAATGGATTCGAACACACAACGGAAAGGAAAATCTATAAGAATCAATTTAGCACTTTGATTTCAGACAAGAACTTGTTTTATTCTATCAAGCTTAAAATGAAATCAAAGAGTACAATAACAATATTAGATAGTCTTAAGATTATACCATTTAGTGTTAAAGTGATAGCAAAAAGTTTCGGCTTAAAGATTCAGAAAGGGGAAATAGACTATTCATATCCAAGGCCCGTTGGATGGAAAATAACGGATGAAGAATATAGTTACATTAAAAACGATTGTGAAATTGTGGGACAGGCGTTAGAACAGCTATTTAGTCAAAACCTTGTTCAGATGACACAAGGTAGCAATGCTTTATCCGATTTTAAATCAACTCTTGATAGAAAATTTGATTTAATATTTCCACCCCCTGTATATGATGCCGACATTAGACAAGCCTATAAAGGTGGCTTTACTTATGTCAACCCAAAATATCAGGGCCGAAATATTGGCCACGGCGTTGTTTACGATAAGAACAGTATGTACCCCAGCATGATGAAGTTTAAGCCCCTTCCCTATGATGTGGGGGAACATTTTGACGGAAAATATATAGAGGATGGATTTTATCCTTTGTATATACAGGCTTTTTCTTGTATCTTTGAGTTGAAAAAAGACCATTTACCTACCATACAGATTAAAAACGGCTATATGGGTTTTTTGCCAACCGAATACGTTTCATCTTCAAATGGCGAAGAAATAACGCTATGTCTAACAAATGTTGACTTGCAATTATTTTTTGACCACTACAATATAATTGGGGATGTTACGTGGTTAGGTGGGTGGAAGTTTCGCGCCGCCGTTGGCTTATTTGATAACTACATTGATAAATGGTATAGTATCAAGGAAGAAAGCACACGCACAGGAAACAAGGGGATGCGAACACTTGCAAAGCTTATGCTTAATGCTCTTTATGGAAAGTTTGCTTTAAATCCCCACGTGCAAAGTAAAATACCGTATTTTGATAAGGAAGAAAACATGATTAAATATAGGCTAGGAGAGGAAGAAGAACGGGAACCATTATATTTGCCTGTTGCCTGTTTCATAACTGCTTATTCTCGTGAAGATGTTATACGAAACGCTCAGGCAAACTTTGACCGTTTTATTTACGCTGATACTGACAGCTTGCACCTTGTGGGAACAGAACCCCCGGAAAATATGGATATAGACGATTATAGGCTTGGCGCATGGAAACAGGAAAGCCGATTTATCAAAGCCCGTTTCCTGCGCGCTAAGTGCTATATTGAGTTTATACCTGATAAAATACCGGGGAAGCAAGCCAGGGTAAAAGCAAACAACCTGAGGGTGGGAAAGTACAAGAAAGAAAAGCTGTATTATGCCCCGGCAAAGGTAACTTGCGCTGGTATGCCCTCAAGTTGCCATGAATATGTGACATGGGATAACTTTGCAGTAGGTGCCAGTTATCCGGGGAAAAAGCGTTTTAAGACTGTGCCCGGCGGTGCTGTCTTGGTAGAAACACCTTTTAAAATCAAGGAAAATCCGTTATCCCCTTGACCCCTATCCCCCACTCTGGTATACTATTTATAGAAAGACCGGAAAACTAGAGAAGGGAGGTGAACAGGGTGACAGCCCAGGATGTGATGACCTTAATTCAGACAGTGGGCTTTCCTATCGTAATGTGCGGCGCAATGGCATGGTATGTAAAGTACATTAGTGACAAAAACCGAGAACAGATTACGGCAGAACGTGAAGCCCATAAAGAGGAAATGAACGAAGTTGTTAAAGCAATCAATAACAATACCATTGTTATCGAAAAGCTGATTGCTAAGCTAGACGCTCCTGTAATTACGACAAAGGCAAGTTAAAAGGAGGTGCAAATGTGCTTTTAGGTGTTGATATTTCCAGCTGGCAAGCCCCCGGTGCAGTAAATTACAATCAATATGATTTTGTGATTATCAAGGCAAGCGAGGGCAAGAACAGTAAAGACCCCGGTCTTGATAGGCATTTATCCGGGCTGTTTGGTACAAGTGACCCCACCCCGCAGAAAGATAAATGCTATGGTTTTTATCATTACGCAAGACCGGATTTAGGTAATACCCCCGAGCAGGAAGCAAAGAGTTTTCTTTCTTATATCGGCGGGCAAGTGGGCAATTGTATTATGGCACTCGACTGGGAGGGCGATAGTCTTAAATACAGCCCGGAGTGGGCAAAAGGATGGCTTGATTATGTCTATAAACAAACAGGTGTTCGGCCGTTGCTTTATATTCAAGCGTCACAAGCTAAACTTTCCAAGTATTCCGCCATTGCGAAAGCAGATTATGGGCTTTGGGTGGCACATTGGGGCGTTACCACCCCCGCCTATTCTAACTGGGCGAATTGGGCTATCTGGCAGTATAGGGGAAGCCCCCTAGACCTTGACTATTTTAATGGCACAAAAGAACAATGGTGGAAATACTGCGGTAGAGATGACGTGGAGGTGGAAGACTTGAACGAAGCACAGACAAGGAAAATCGCTGATGAACAGATTGCGGCATATTTCAAGAAGCTGGAAAAGGAAACCGACTCAAGCGCATGGGCCAGAATGGCTATTACCTGGGCCATGACCAACGGCATTATGGTGGGTGACAAAGAGGGTGACCCTAAATCATTTAGGCCTAAAGACTTGCCCACAAGAGAAGAACTTGCACAAGTTGCGTATAACATTTATAAAAATTTCATTGCAGACAGATAAAATAAAGGCCCCGGGAAACCGGGGCTTTACCTTTATGGAGGTGGTATCTTGTTAAAGGGACTTGACGTATCGTCTTTCCAGGGTGAAATGGATTTTTCATCGTATGATTTTGTAATTATAAAATCAAGTGAAGGTGTAAACTTTGTTGACCCCGGTCTTGAACGCCATGTAAATAGCGCTTTAAAAACTGGGACGCCTTTCGGTTTTTACCATTATGCCCGTCCTGATTTAGGCAATACGGGGGCAGAGGAAGCCCGCTCAATGCTTCAATACATTAAAAAGTGGGTAGGCTCTTGCTTGATTGCCTTGGACTGGGAGCAGAAAAGTCTATCTTATCCTGTTTCATGGATAAAAGAATTTTTGGACACAATTAAAGAAGAAACTGGCGTGGTGCCGGGGCTATATATCCAGGCCAACCAAGCAACCAATAGTAAATACGCCCCCATTGCACAAGTTGGGTATTGGCTATGGGTAGCACATTGGGAGACTTCTTCCCCTTCTTACTCTAACTGGGATACCTGGACGGTATGGCAATACCAAGGAAGCCCGCTCGACTTGGACTATTTTAATGGCACAGTTGAGGACTGGACAGAGCTTGCAGGTGGTGGAACTCCCGGGCCTGGCCCCGGGCCTGGGCCTGGCCCAGACCCGGAACCGACCCCCGTCCCCACGGAATGGAAAAAGGGCAATCGTTATTTATCACAATCAGAAATGGAAAACAACGTGCTAATTATCAACGACTATTTTTCTAAATTGGGTTGGACGCTGAACGCCATTTCTGGGATGCTTGGTAATATGCAAAGGGAATCCACCATCAATCCGGGAATATGGCAAAATTTAGACCCTTCTAACCCTAGTGTGTTGGGCTATGGCCTAGTAGGTTGGACACCCGGTACAAGAATCACGAATTGGCTAAGAGAACAAGGATACGCCATAGATGATGGGTATGGGCAGTGCGCTAAAATCTGGGAAGAATGGGCACACCCCGAAAGGGAAGTGGTGTGGATACCGACACAAAGGTATCCTATGACGTTTGACGAATTTGTGCAATCAAGCGAAAGCCCCGAGATTTTAGCAAGTGTATTTTTGTATAACTATGAACGTGCAGGAGTGGCGGCGGAGGAAGAACGCCGTACAAATGCAAGACACTGGTTCAACTGGATACAAGAGCATCCAACAGGCGGTAAGTATGTTTCGAGATTAGATAGCAACGGAATCGAAGGTAACCCATATTGGTATGACGATAACCCATTTTATACAGCAGGATATGGGTTGCCGAACTGTACATGTTATTGTTGGGGGCGTTGGTGGGAAATACAAAATGTCCGCCCGGAGCTTCCGCTTGGCAACGCTAATACTTGGTGGAATGATGCACTAGAAATGGGAAAAAAGACTGGACAAGAGCCGCAGTTAGGTGCTATAATAGTTACGTGGTATAGTGATGGTGGACACGTTGCAGTAGTCGAACAAATAAATGACGATGGAAGTATTGTAACCAGTAACTCGGGCTGGGAGTCGTCCTACTTTTGGACAGAAACGCTCTACCCCTCTAATGGCTATGTACCTTCCTGGGCACCCAGCGAAGCTTATGTGCAGGGATTCATTTATTTGGACTATCCCCCGCAGGGCGGGGGCGGCGTTGACCCCGAACCACCTAAGCCGCCAACGGCCAGGGTGCAAAAGGGCGGTATTGGACTTTATTTTAATCCTTGGCTTAGATTGAAAGGAAGGTTGTTTTGAATGCGCAACAGGAACACGATTAACAAAATCTTAGGCGAAGTTTTGGAAAGTGTAGGACTTACACCGGAAATGGAAGAAAAGCTCGGTATTATCCGGGATGAACTGAACGAGCGTGAAACCATCATTAAGGGCACCTGTCAGGGCTGGCTTGACGATGGAGAAGACGCTTTCACAGTTACCCCTAACCAGACTGACGCAAACGACTATAAAGGAAAGTACGAAAGCCTAAAGGCCCAGTATATTGAGCGGTTTTTCAATCCCCCGGAAGAAAAAATTAAAACCCCGGATATTGAAGAACCCACAATTATGGAGCCACAGGCAAAAGATATCAGTGATTTATTTAAGGAGGTATAAACTATGGCTAGTATCCCCAAGAAAGAAAATTTGAACGCCACTGCCGCCGATGTTGTCAACAGCGTAGCGAATGCGGCTGGGCTTACCAATGTTCCCCATGTGCTAAATGAAGGTGAAGCCTTGGCAGATGGCACAAAGGCAACCCGGGCAATGGCCTTGCAGAGCTTGAGAGCCGCTGGCGAAGCTATCAGCGATTTCCAGCCCAATGCAAATGCTTTTCTGAACGCCCTTGTGAACCGGATTGGCCTTGTGCTTATCAACTCTAAGTTGTATAGCAACCCCTGGGCCATGTTTAAGCGCGGTATGATGGAGTATGGCGAGAGCATTGAAGAACTGTTTGTAAATATCGTTTCCGCCCAGAACTTCGACCCGGAAACGGCGGAAAACGAGGTTTTCAAGCGCAAACTGCCTGATGTGCGAAGCGCGTTCCACACCATGAACTATCAAAAATTTTACAAGACCACGGTAAGTCAGGCCCAGCTTCAGCAAGCTTTCCTTTCCTTCCAGGGCATTTCTGACCTTGTGGGGCGCATTACGGAAGCCCTTTACACCAGCGAGAACTATGATGAATTCCTGGTGATGAAGTACATGCTTGCCCGAGCGGCTTTGAAGGGCCAGTTTTATCCTGTTTCCATCCAGGAAGCAAACGCCGAAAACAGCAACAGAATCGTAACAACCCTTAAGACCATGAGCGACAATCTCACGTTCCTTAAGGCTGATTACAATGTCGCCGGTGTTCACACGTTTACCGAGAAAAATAATCAGGTGTTTATCATGTCCACCGCCTTTGCTAACATGGTGGATGTGGAAACCTTGGCTCTTGCCTTTAACATCGACAAGGTGGAGCTTATGGGGCGCATTATCCGAGTGGATTCTTTCGGTTTTGATGCAAACGAGATTGCCCGTCTTGATGCGCTTCTGGGTGAAAATCCCGGGTATGAGACCATTCAGACGGCTGATAACACTAAGCTGAAAGCACTCCCCGCGATTTGCGTTGACAGCTCCTTCTTTATGATTTTCGATAACTTCCAGCAGATGACGGACGCTTACAACGGCCAGGGCCTTTACTGGAACTATTTCTTGCACGCATGGAAAACTTTCAGCACTTCCCCGTTTGCTAATGCGCTTCTGTTCAGCACTGAAACTCCTGCTGTTTCCGCCGTTGCCGTTACTCCCGAGACCGCCACGGCTTCCCCCGGCGCTTTGCTGTCTTTCAACGCCAAAGTAACGAATGCCGGGTTCGCCCCTGCCGGTGTAAAGTGGAGCATTTCCGGTAATTCTTCCACTAACACCAACATTGATGCGCAGGGCCGTTTGAAGCTTGCGGCGGATGAAGCCGGGCCTACTATTACTGTGACCGCTACCAGCGTTTACAGTTCTAGCGCTAAAGATACCGCGACTGTAACTGTTTCTGCTTAAAAGAAGGGGGGTTAGGGTATGCCTACATATGAGGGAACTTTTCAGGCCCCGAACCCGCCCTATATCCCCCAAAATACTGTACGTGTATGCAAGGGCGTTTGTTTTGAGCCGAATTATAGTAATACTATTCTTTGGGCCAATGCAAACGCCCAATTTGCTTATATTGAAAGACATACAGCAAGATTGCTTACTAATGTAACACCATTCAGAATTATGGATGGGCAATGCTATGTGCCCGGCCCAGCCGATTACTTTATGAATTGTAACTATCTTGCTTTCACAAATGCAGATTTTGGGGAGAATAGATGGTGGTATGCTTTTATTACAAAAGTAGAATTTATTGATATGTATACAACTAGGATTAGTTTTGACATAGACGTTATTCAGACGTTTATGTTTGAAATAAACTTGGGAAGTGGCACATTTGTAGAAAGAGCACACGCTATTACGGATAAGCCCGGCGACAATTTGCTACCCGAAAATTTGGAACTAGGTGACTACATTGTTAACGATACAGCAAGAACAGAACTTTTTGATAATTACGATATTGTAGTTGCAGCAACAGTGAATAGAAGGGGTGAAAATTCTGCCGGTGGATATTATAACGGAATTTACAGTGGTCTTGAATATTTAGCATTTGAAGAAGCATCTGAACTTGAAAGTTTTATAGATGACTTAACCACTTCTAATAAAGCTAATTCTATTATTGCTATATGGATGATGCCAAGGCGATTTGTAACAGGGAAGGGCACAAACACAGCAAAATGGACAACTTTTTCATATAACGCACCGGAACGTTATAAACTCGATGGTTATACACCTAGAAACAAAAAGCTACTTACTTACCCATATAAATTCTTTACTGTTAGTAATTTAAGTGGACAATTTGCCGATTATCATTATGAATATTTTGGGAGCAATGAAGAATCAAAAATTTATAGTTTTTTGATTGTGGGCGACTACTCCCCCACACCTACTATAAAACTGGTTCCACAAAATTATAATGGCATAGGCTACATAGACACGGCAGAGGTTAGTTACGGTTTTGATTACGGATTGACAATGAGCGGCTTTCCCCAATGTGCATGGATAACAGATGCTTATCAGGCTTATCTTGCACAGATGGGAAGTGTTTCAGCGTTTGGCATGAATTTTAACGCAGTAGATTTACAGATGGGCCAGCAGATTGCAGGTGGTCTGTCCAGTTTACTTTCTGCGAACGTGGGTGGTACTATCAATAGTGTTTTCGGAATAGCTCAGACAATGGCACGACAAAACGCCGCGAAAAGTATGCCACCCCAGGCGGGAGGACAGACGGCAAACGGCGCTATGGTTGCCATGAAAGCAAAAGATTTTCTTTTCACTGATAAGAGTTTAAGGGCGGATTTTGCGGAACGTCTTGATAATTTCTTTGATATGTTTGGGTATCAGCAAAATACAATTTGGACTATTGGAAATATTTCATCCTCTAGGTATCTAAACAGCAGACAAAATTTCAATTACATTAAAACACAAAACGCACTAGTTTTAGGGGATGCAAACATTTTGCCACAGTATGTTGAACAGATACAAAGCTGCTTTGATAATGGGATACGGTTTTGGCATAATGAGTTAAATTATGGAAATCTCAAAGCACCTAACGATATTGTGCCATGGAGGTGAAACAATGGGCAAGTCAAGACGATTAAAAAGATGGGCAAGCGCCGAACTCAATAACGCCACATATATAGATTACTTTGATAGGCTTTCAGCAATCGCCATGAATCGCTTTGAGTGGGAGGGCGTGCCGGATACTATCGATGTACGTTTCATGGAGCGTTCGCTTTTTGAGCGTGGATACTGCGTATTTTTCAAAGACCCTGTTATTGGTTATCTGTGCCTTAACGCTAATCTTGGTGGTGCTTTTGATGTGTACGATATTCCCCAGGTGCGCCATGTTTACGCCAGTAATGGACAGTATAACAATACTGTGACAAAGGCGGACAGTGTTATTATATGGAACAACTATCTACACAAAAGCGATTTCCTTACCACTCAGCTTGCCGCCTTGCGGCTGGCGGACATTCAAAGAACACACGATGTACATAT